ACTGTTCTAAGTAACCCTGCACCTAAGCCACTTGTCTTTAAGAAAGATGCAAAGCCCGCTTTCATCTGAGTCATTGCTATCGTAAATTCATTTGCAAGCTCTGTAGCTCCTTTACCAAACTGTTGTAAAGCGGTTACTCCCTCTTGGCCTACTATATTAATCATTCTTTCTCTGGCTGCTGCAAACGCTTCTTCTTCGCCACCTAATTTTTCTAAAGTTTTTAAGTTCTTTTCAAACTCTGTTCCAGTAATTCCTAATGCTGCTGATACTGCTTCTATATCTTTAGTAGCATCATTAAGTGCTTGTCCTAATTTTGATGTTTCTGTTGCAAATTGTTGGACTGCTGTGGCTGCTGCGGTAGCGACAAGACCTCCAGCGAATCCACCCATTTGACCACCAAATTTTTCACCGAATCCACCTCCTAAGAATCCTGCTGCACCTACTAAAGGACCTTGCCCAAACAATAGTGGAAATGCACCACTGATAAGCGCACTCTGAAAACCGAATCTACCTCCTTGCATTGAAGGTGGTAAAGCAGGTCCTATACTACCTCCTGGTTGTCCGAAATTATCTCCTCTAGCAAACTTTCCTCTAGCTATTTGCTGTTGTTTTTTAGCTATTTCAGTAGTAATTTTTAGTCGGTTCTTGAGTTTAGTTATTCCTGTAGCAAGTTCATTATTTATGCGTTGAATAGATCCAAACTCTTTTCTGTTTTGGGCATCTACAAGTTGGCCCATCTTTACTCTTAGTTTTGCAGTATCTACTCCTTTAAGTTCGAGCATATTTAAATCATGTCCAAACTTCAGACGTTTTCTCTGTTGCGCAAACCTACTGTTTATATCCATGCCTACTGGTCCTGTGCCAAACTGCTGTAACTGTTTAGCAGTAGCAATTTGTGGTCCAAACGGAACAGTTGTCTGTTGTCTACCCTGAGTTCCTAAATCTAATATTTTTATGCCTCGTTTATCAGGCTTCAGCATTTCGGTGCTTGGAAGCCCAAGTAAATTATTTGGTCCGATTCCTCTACGCTTATCCATAAACGCAGCAGTGTTTCCAGCCGTTCTATTTAAAGATGCTTCTGTTCGTTTTAGTGCGATAAGTTGTCCGAGAGTTCTTACTCTGTCTCGATCTACACCAGCATTTTTTAGGTTTGCCTGTAGTTGTTTTTCTATTGCTTTTAATTCATCAGCAACAAACTTGTTAGCCGATCTAGCAGTTTCAATTCTTCCTTTATCTAAATGTCTAGAAGCATTTTTAATTTCTAATCTTAATTTATCTACTTTAAGTCCTTGTTCTTCAAATCTTCTTACTTGATTACCTAACCTTGCGGTTACTTTCATAGTTGCAAACTTTCTATCCTGCAACTGAAGCTGTTGTTTCTGGAGTGTAACAGCCTTACTTTCTATTCTTAGAGGTTTATTTAAATTTGTTCTAAGTTTATTTACACGCTTTTCTAGTGCTTCTAGTTGAACTCTAGCTGGTTTAGTATTTAATTTTATATTTACGCTGTAATTTGATGCTGCCACTTACACAAAAATTACTAGATAGAACAAGTTTAGCGTACTTTGCGTGCCTGGGCTTGTCTTTTTGCTTTTTCGTAGGCTTGTTCTTCTCGTTCAGATTTTATTTGAAAGTATGCGTTCCATGCGTACAGTTCTTGGACAGACATATTTTCTCTAACTTCTCGGTGTGTGTAGCCTAGTTTTTCCGCTATAAAAAATTGTAAATATATAAAATTATCTTTTTCTAATTTAGCTTTTTACGGCATCGGGGCTTTCCTCCTCGCCCATACTTTGCATCTTGGTCATTATGTCTAGCAAAACTGCTAGTGGTATTTCTCTTCGTAAAGAAGGTAAATCTGCTGCTGTAAATAGCTTTGCTCCTGATTCATCTTCAGCTTTTGTAACAATTACTTGTAAGGCAAAATCAAGACTACCCTCTTCTTGACCCTTGTTCATAGCTAATAGTGTAGTGTTTATTGTGTCTCTATCAGCTATAGTTAGAGGCGACCAGAATATCTTTAGTATCAGTTCTTCTCCTTTTAAAATGGAGTAGCTACTGCGTTCTTCTACACTAAAGGCTTTCTTTAGTTTGTCGATTGCTCTTACTGTTGGCATAAAAATATGTATCTATTCCTGTAGTATAGCTTATTAATCGAAACTTACATTTTTAGCCTTAAATGTTTCTGATAATCCTAGAGCTATGGCAGATTCGTACTGCGCAGTTTGCATATAAACTTTATACCAATCTGGATTCTTACTAGGTGGTGTTATTCTGCCCTCAACATTCCTCTCATGCTGCTCGTAGGTTACACCATCAGGATCTCCAACAGGCGCAGTAGCTCCTGGATTATTTACAGCAAAACCAGCATATTCAGCTTCGTTACCAATATATAGTTCTTTATCAAGAGGAACTCTTTTGGGTCGCTTTCTTTTTGGTAAAAATCTATTTGTTCGTATTTGATTTATAATACTGCCACCTTCTTCAGAGCCCTCTTCATCTGTTATCCAGCCTAAAGGAACATCATAGGCTGTTCTTTCTTTTTCCCTAGCAGTGCTTTTCTTGGTAGGTTCTACTGGAGTCTCACTTATCTTCCAACTTGTAGCAAAGTGGCCTGTCCACCACGGTCCAGATTCTTGAAGGTCTTGTACCATTATGGCAGCTACTTTACCTTTGAGTTTTATAAGATCCTCTTCAAGATCGTTTGTTAGAAATTTAATATCTTTGTTAGGCATTGGCACTAAAACTGCAACTTACTACAGATAAAAAATGACTTTCTCTTTCTGTACTTACTGATGTTGGTCCTGCTATCTGAGATACACGAGGAGCTACTAAAAAAGTATCGGTATATGTTGAAGAGTTTACTGAAGTTAGTCCGTCTATTACTGACTCTGCTATTTTAGCTGCTGCTGCTGTTCCTTTATTTTTCGGTGTCATAACACCACAAGTAATTGTTCCTGCGTAGTAATCTTGGGCTGCACCTTGAGTCTGATTAGTTGATTGGTTAAAGTCTAAACTAACCATTACATATTTTTTCCTTACACCTGGTTGGTTAAATGGAGTGTTATCAAAAACTACAATTACAGTAGGGTCCGCATCAGATACAGCATCCTTAATTGCTGTTTCAAACGCTGCTCTTGCTTTTACTAAAGTCATCAGAAAACTACGTCAACACGGAACAAATATTCTTGTCCGCCTTTTAATGTACGAATATCTGTTATCTTAGCTCCTCTAGTCGAGCCAGAAAATGTAAGAGTTATTTCGTCTTGGAGTAGGGGTTGATTATCACCTATCAAGTCTGGAGTTATGTAGAGTCTCGCAACATTCTCCTGAAACCCAGATTCTTCAGTAGATTGTACAAACTCGATAGGTACTTTAATTGTATAGTTAGTGTCTATAGTTATAAACTCACCAGTTTCATTGTTGTAGCTAGATACCCCTTTGCGTGTGTAGACAATAGAAGTGTCTAGTGAGACCCCAAGTTGAGACACCACTTGTTTTGCGATCTTCTTAAATGCTGCGTCTAACTGTCCTGCCATCAGCCTCTAACTACCCTCATTTGGAAAGACCCTGCTCCTCCAAGTATATATGCACCTAGATAACTTTGTAGCCAAGGGTAAACATCTAAAATATTATTTATTGCTCCTGTTCCCTGACTATCAGTATTGTATTTAACTTCAATATCTCCTAGTTTTACTTCAGAAAAGTTGCCATCTGTTCCAGTAGTGCCTGTTATAGCACCAGTATCATTTGCTAAAGCCCTGGCTAATTCGTACTGTGCATATTTAATATTGTTTGGAATTGTGCTACAAGCTAGTTCTACACCATCTACTTGATAGTTGTTTCTCGGAAACTTCAACGCTTGGCCGTCATCGCATCTATCTCCGTAAAATACAAAACTATCAATCCATCTGGTAGCGGATATTAATGCTCTATTCTTTTGGTCGTCTGTTTTATCGGTCCAGGTAGAAGAGTCTGGTACTGTCTCGAAATAAGTGTTTGCTTCTGTAAGCGTGACATAGCTATTAGCGTTAGCGTCTTTTACAGTTGCATTTATGGTGGCTGCCACGGCTATAAAGTAATTTTAGTTTTATTGTAGCGTAAAGAAAAAACCCCACCAATAA